GTGTGTGTCACTGTGTGTGCTTATAACATCATGTACCTTGGAGAGATTGAACGGTATTTTAAAACCCGTGGTATAGGTTACTTCTTTAACATGGTGCATCATCCACAGCACATCAACGTGCGTGTGTTGCCCAACACAGTTAAACAGCAGATTAGAACACACCTAGCAGGAGCCAGTCATCAAGTGGTCAGCATACTTGACTTCATGGACATGCCCTTGGACAATCAGACTGAACTATGGGCAAAGTTTTGGAGCACAACAACAAAGCTAGACCTGTTGCGTAAACAAGATCTAGCTCAGACGTTTCCTGAATTGTGGGAATTGATTAAGCCGCAGTAATTACAGCAGTCCAGGTCGTGACGCCATTGGTATTTACATACATACGGTCATTGGTGGTAGTGCCATCGCTTCTAAGATACAAAGATCCTTTGGCAGCACTCAGTGTTGGTACGCCAGATCAAAAAAACACGCCAAAGTTTGCAGTGGATGAAAACACATATCCAGCGCCAGCTACACCACCTGCTGGCAGAGACGTGGCACTTAGTGCAAGCACCTGACCGTCAGTTCTGATATTTCCGCCAGTTACATTACCAAGTGCTACCACTTGAGAACTAGTAGTCAAATTCCCAGAAATAACATTACCAGTTAAACTGACATTTCCTGTTACGCCAATATTGCCACTGGTAATATTACCAGTGGCAGTGATTAATCCAGCGGTACGAATGTTACCGCCAGAGACGTTGCCTACAGCACTAACAAATCCACTGACAATAGCATTACCACTAGCGGTAACATTGCTACCAGTGATGTTGCCAGTGGCTACTACAAACCCTGCTACACCTAGTCCGTTTGTGGTGAACACCACTACGTTTGCAGTACCACCAATTGTTGTCTGAATATTACCACTTGGTGCGTCAATGGCTATTTCTGTGGTACCTGATGCAATCCTTGTTGAACTAGACAATCCTGTTAAAAAAGATCCGTTGCCAAGTAAATAAGATCCAGTGATGTTACCAACAGCAGATACTACACCACCTACTGCAACATCACCGGCTACTCCTACGCCTACCCCGGCAATAATATTTCCGCCAGTGATATTACCACCAGATGATATCTCTCCAGCAGTACGTAAATTACCACCTGTAATATTACCTGTTGCGCTGAGTATACCAGTTATAACTACGCCGGTGTTGGCCCATACAGCAACATTTGATGTTCCGCCAACACTAATAGTGACATTACTATTGGCAATTACTCCAACATTACTATTTCCGTTGACAATAGATGTACCGCCAGACACAACAATACCAGTCAGTCCAGATCCGTTGCCAATAAAAAAGTTACCAGTTACATTGCCGGCGGCACTTACTTGCCCGGCAGTACGTAAATTACCGCCAGTGACATTGCCAGTGGCGCTTGTTATTCCAGCTGTTAACAAGTTTCCTCCGGTTAAATTACCGGCAAATGTTTGAGTTGTAGCTACAAAGTTTCCAACAACATTGCCTGCCACATAAAGATTACCATTGATTCCAACTCCACCAGCCACAATCAATGCTCCTGAAGTAGTGCTGGTACTGGCTACATTGCTGTTGATTGTTACAGGATTAGTATAATAGCTTAATGGACGATTTAAATCAAACACTGTAATTGTAGTGCCACCATCTACAGTACTAAATCCAAATTCATAATAGCCAGTGGCAGCAAATGTAATTGTACTACCCAACAGTCCTTGAATACCAGTGACGCCTTGAGTTGCGGCTGCCGGCAATGTCACAGTGTACGCAGTATTGGTTATGTAAATTCTCAATCTTACTAAGCCGTAGCTGCCACTGGCTGGCCATTTAGTAAAACTCAAACTCACACTGCCAGTGGATGGAGAGAGACTTTGATAATGGCCTGTGGTATAATCCACAGTTACTGGTCCCGAAGTGGTTGTAATTGCCACCGCAGTTGCGCTAAAATCTTGTATCTTGGCAGCATAAATCAACGCATCATTCATGTTGTTGTCCAATGTGGTGCCTGTGAGTGCTGCCTTTAATACTGCCTTGGCTTGTAGTTCTGTTATTTCAGTTGCGGCATACCCAAAATTGGCCTGCGTAGCTGTGAAATTATCGCGGAAACCCTGTGTGTTATTGGGTTGTCCAGCCACAGGATATGTGGCATCGATATTTTGTGGGTTGATTTGACTGGTCATTTGTGTTCCTTGGCTTTGAAAGCAGTAACAGATATTTATTAGAATCTAAAAAGCACTAAATAATCCAAAGGCTCTTGATCGAATGCAAAAAAAGACACGTAGTTTGTTAGAAGAATTAGACTCAATGTATGTTGAGCGTGATCGTCGCCTGATTATTGAAAGTCGTGCTGACAATATCATTGCCAGTGCTATTAGATTAGTGGAACAAATTGAGCATGAGTTTGGCGCTGAACAAGCAGAAAATCTCACAAGAAAATTGCTCAATGCCATCAGAACAAAGGATGCTGGAAAGTTTTCCAGATCCGTTAGGAAAACCAATGCAGATTCATGAAATAACACGCAAGCCAATAAAAGAAGATGTAGTGTCTGGACTTACCAACATGCTGTACAAATCAGCAGGGGTGGCCAATCCCTTGGATTCCTTGGACCAAACCCGTCTTGGACCAAAAGTTGCTAGTAATTTACGTCAAGGTGCCGCTGGCGAAATGAACAAGACATTACTGGCACCATTGGCCAAAGAAATGCAAAAACGTTGGGCACAAAATGT